GGTGACAAGGATTTCATTCAGCTGCAAAAGTTTCGTAATGTGACACAGTACAGTCCAATCACCAAGAAATTTGTGAATGGAGTTGACCCATATACCTATCTTGACGAACATGTTCTAAAGGGGGATAGTAGCGATGGTGTTCCTAATGTTTTATCACCAGATAATACCTTTGTGGATGGTATCCGTCAGAAACCCCTAAGTAGAAAGAAGATTCAAGCTATGATTGCTGGGGATTTTCCAAACGATGAAGTCAAACGTAACTATCAAAGAAACAAAAAATTGATTGATTTGAAAGAATCCCCACCAGAATTATATATAGATATATTGAAAGAGTATCAAGAGGCACCAGAAGGTGACCGTAGCAAACTACTAAATTATTTTACACAAAAGAGGTTACGTAACCTCGTTGAATCGATAGGAGAATTTTAATGGCAATAGACACATACACACGCAGTTTTGCAGAGATTTTGACACAAGTTTCTAAGACTAAAAGCAAGAAGGAAAAAGTTACTTTTCTGAGACAGTATCAGACAGATGCACTTCGCATGATCTGCAAGGCATCCTTTGATCCCAAAATTGAATGGGAGCTTCCAGAGGGTGATGTACCATATAGAGAGAATGATGCACCAGAAGGTACAGAACATACTCTATTGGGTCATGAGGTACGCAAGTTGTATCACTTCATCAAGGGTGGTAATCCTGCTCTAAATCAGAACAAACGTGAGATGATGTTTGTCCAGATGTTGGAAGGCCTGCACAAGGATGAAGCAGACCTGTTGATCGCTGCAAAGGATAAGTCCCTGCATCGTAAGTACAAGGGTCTATCTGATAACGTGGTCAAAGAAGCATTTGATTGGGATGATGATTATGTCCGAATCGAACAAGCTCAGTATCCACAGGCAAAAGGACTTGCCAATGGCTAACTTTTTTTAAGTTTCCTTTAGAATCAATGACTTAGACGCTACGATTTTTGTTGACAAACTCTGTTATATGGTCTATACTAAGGTATAAACTAAGGAAACAAAGGAAGAGACACGATGAACAACGAAATGACCGCCCTGATTGAGAACATCAAAGAAGATTACCTTAACTGGACCACACGGTGTGCTGGTGCCAAGGGTCTAGACGCCCTGACGGAAATCAACGAGAGGATGATTGCTGAGTTCAACGATAAGATCACCTTCAAGGTGAACACCAAATACATCAAGGTATTTACCGAAGGTGGTAGCGTTTGGGGTTTTGTTGTCAACACCGAGAACGATAAAAAGTTCAAGAAGGGCGACATTCTGAAAGCAGCTGGTTATGCTGCTCCTGCTCGGAACAAAGCACGGGGAAACATCGTTGAGGGTGGTTACACCATCAACTGGACTGGCCCCCTTTACCTCTAGGAGATTGATTATGAAGAAGATTGCAACAATCGCTATTGAAACCATGTTCATGTTAACCCTATTTGCGGCAGGGTGGTTTGCCCTCGTCGTACTTTAGGGGTTGAGATATGAACTACGTCAATGTCATAGGTTCCACGAAGAAGAAACGGGCTCTTGTTGAGAGCGCCGTTACTTTCTGCATCAGTGAGTTGATGCCTCGTATGCGAACCCTTGAGGTTGAGTTGAACTTGAAAAATCTCAAGACTGAGGGAGTTTGTGGTTGGTGTTACGAAGGTGACGGCAATCGTGACTTCTACATTGATGTTGATAAGAACCTTGATGATGAAGAACTGGTTGAGACTGTGTGCCATGAGATGGTACATGTCTGGCAGGGTGCTACTCGCAAGATGAAAGACCTGACTTGTGGTCGTAAGATGTACATGGGTAAGGTCTATGATGATACTACTGCATACAGTGATGAGCCTTGGGAGATTGAGGCATATGGTATGCAGGGTGAACTATTGGAAAAATTTAAAGAGGAATATGTGATATGATTGAAGTTGATATGGGTGGTGCAGTTGTTGAGGAACTTGCTGGACTGAAGCGAGTTGAACGCAACGGCGACAAGATTAATCTTGTCTTTGGGGGCATGAACGGTAATGAGGTTTTTCTTACTGCGAGTGCAATGCGTGATGGTATGATTTGGAATGTAAAGGAGACTGCTAATGTCTAAGATGAATAACTGGATGATGGACATCGAAGATTTCTGTAATGGATATTTCTTCGATGCACCTGTTCCGAATGATTTCACTGTTGATGAGATTGTTGAGGATGTTGGAATGTACTTCAAGAGCAACGAAGCAACTAAGTACGCCAAACAGTATCTCACCACACAAATGGGTGAAATGTGAGTGGTATTGCAGCGTTTCAGCAACTTGGTGAAGCAGCAATAATTGGGTTGTTACTTTCTGTACCGCAACCAAACATACCTGATAGGTCATCTGAGTGTCTTGCACTCAACATGTATCATGAGGCAAGGGGTCAGGGTATCGCAGGGGAACTTGCGGTTACTGCTGTCGTATTGAACCGTGTTAATGATAAAAGATATCCTAATACCATCTGTGAGGTGGTAGAACAGGGGCCCACACGCGCATCATGGCAAGACCCCAAAGTGAGATACCCTATTAAACATAGGTGTCAGTTTAGCTGGTTCTGTGATGGTAAGAGTGATACACCCCGTAACAAAAAGATATATAATAGGATGTATAGTCTTGCAGAAGGAATTCTGAATAATGAGATTTCCTTCCTAGACATCACTGGTGGCGCAACGCATTACCATGCTGACTATGTATTACCCGCATGGGCAAAGACAAAAACTAAGACTGTAGAGATACAGGATCATATTTTTTATCGATGGGAAAAATGAGTCACTTTAGATTTATTGAAAGAGACATTGACGTAAGTTCTATTCTTGCTGATATTAAGGATGAGGATTGGGATGTAGCAGGATCACTAAAGGGTGCTGCTGGAGATACGAAACCGTATGGATTTCTACCTCTCACAATGGCAGCAGTGAAGAACGCTGATGATGATCCTAAGAAGACTGAGTTACAACAGAACACTCCTATGTACTACCGTTATCCCGGCATTAGGAAATGGTTGAAGTCTTATCGACTACATCGACATTCTCGCGCTGCGTTCTTTAGGTTGAAGCCGGGTGAGACATTGGGACGACACATTGATGAAGGTGACTATTACCTAACACGGGATAGGTATCACCTATCACTACAGGGTACTTATCTGTATACAGTTGAGGATGAATCGCACCAGATAGAACCCGGCACATTTTTTTGGTTCGACAATAAGAGAGTTCATGAATCGTATAACAATGGCGATATTGATCGTCTGACTTTTGTTTGGGATGTTCCCAAGGGTAGAAGGAATCCGTAATGGCAGAGGTAATATCACTAACGGACTTGATTGAGACTAGGCTTAAGAAACAACAAGAGATAGAATATTATCAACAGTCATTGAAAAGATTGACAAAGAAGATTGGTGAGTTGAATACGGAAGTCAGTATCACCACGATAATTATTGACATGATTGAGTCCGAAAGGGTCTTGACAATTGATGAAAAACAAGGTAAGATGTTACTATTAGATGAGACAAGGAAAGAAGAATGAGCGCTGTTATGGATACGATTGAGGAAATGCAATGAATATTTTCTACCTAGACCGTGACCCTAAGATTGCTGCACAGATGATGTGTGACAAGCATGTGGTCAAGATGATACTGGAGAGCGCACAGATGCTCTCCACTACACATCGTGTTCTTGATGGTGATGAGATTGCAGACTCCAAAGGTTTGTACAAGATGGCTCATAAGAACCATCCAAGTACTATTTGGGTGAGAACTAATTCATCAAATTATGATTGGTTATGGCAACACATGGATGCTATGATGAAAGAGTATACCTATCGTTATGGTAAACACCATGCGACAGAACGGCTGACACACTATCTTTGGGAACACCCTAAGAATATTACTCACGGTGATTTCAGTGATCCACCTCAATGTATGCCTGAAGAGTGCAAAGATGAGGACACAGTGCTTGCTTATCAGAAATACTATATAGAAGAGAAGTCATACTTTGCAAAGTGGAAATGCAGAGATATACCGGGGTGGTTTAATGCATCGAGAGAGTTATCAGGATTACATGGCTCGACGAATGCGTGAGGACAAAATAATTACACCTCGCCCCGGCACACGACCCGGATTGACCAGTATCGAACGAGATTTATATCAACGAATAGAAGAACTGGAACGTAAGGTGGCAATGCTCGGTAGTCATCCTAAACAATTGGAGATGGACATATAATGCCAACATATACATTTTATGATAGCAAGACGAAAAAACAGTGGGATGATATGATGCCCAATTCGGAACGTGAAGAATACCTAATTAATAACCCACATATTAGTCAAATCCCCGGCGGGTTTGCTACTGTTGGTGATCATCTTATGGGCGTTGGTCCAAAACAAGATAATGGTATGACAGAGAACCTTCAACGGATTGCTGAATCACATCCGGGCACTCCTATAGCAGATCGATATGCACCTAGTGCTTCAAAATCTGTTAAAGATATTAGAACACGACAGGTTTTGAAAAAACATGGTGTTATATAGTATAAATAGAATTGATGCTGCCGAGAAATCAAACTTCAGCACTGATGCACAGCGTCAATGGAAGCTGGGAAGTCACTCCGGCAATGCATCAGAGGGGGGTTCGCCCCCCTCTCCCTACTTTTTAAGGATATATAATGGCAAGCGCTAAGAAAAATAAAGAG